GCGTTCAATCCTAACAGTGGGTCGCGCCGTAGAGGAAAAGTTCACTGAAGGTGCATAATGCCAGATTGTAGATCCCCTATAGCCAACAAAAGCTAGGGTCACATACTGTAGTGCACTCATAGCAGCCCACGTGTATGGTTTAGCCGCAGGTGGTGTAATGATACTTGTGCCACTGTAAATGGCTGCAGGATCAAACCCAGGGTAAGGTGGCATTTTCCGGTTCACACTACTAAATCTACGCAGGCCAGCCGTTCCGTCGGTGGGATATACGAATGGCATAGTCGGCGTGGCTCGTCGCATCAACACACGTAAACTGCGAATTGTTTCTCCATAATTCATAAGGCCACGTTTAACATCCTTGTCAGATTCGGAAGATCCCAGAACAATGTCACTAGATTGGGTTACAAAGGGTGACAGTCGTGGATCAATAAGAGCAGGATTAGCGAACTCCAAATTCTCACATCCCTCAACAAAGACAAGAACCGGAACCGTACTAGAAGCCACAGGTGCAGACAAGGCAGTAGCTACACGCACACACAGTGCACCATTATGCAAAGCAGCATCCATATTAAATGTTGGAGTGGACGACGTCGAGTAACACTTACCAGGAAGTGAATAGGCTGACGTTGTCAGATATGGAAGCGCCTGTTGATAAGGGATGGTCATAGAGACTTCCGCCGAATCTGACAAATCTGCAAATACTGTATATGCTCCTGAAGTGCCGTCGGCAACAGTCGTCACATTGTTAACAGCATCTCCTTGTGGATCATATGTGATGCGTAGACGTCCTTTATGGTACTGAGTGGCTGCAAACCGAAAAGTGATCTTCACATCACCTCGCCAAGCTTGAAACAAACCAGCAGCATAGGCCATAGGTGTATAACCATATGTATTGTTGGACAATCCACCTAGAACATCCTCAACGCACATGGGAGTTATGTTCTGATACGCCAGAATTTTATCAACCACATCTGTTGTCGACCACGGAAACTGGTAGTAATATGACTCGCGCGTAACAATACTCTTGATCGTCAATTCATCTACATTGGGCATACCCAGTATAGTCGGGTCCACAGAGAGCTCATTCTTGGCGTCTACAGTGAGCTTATTCACTGGAAACCCAATTTCAGGACTAGCAAAATTAGCATACTGGGACACTCGTACGGGTTTAGCCTCCTCAATAACAGGTACGTTTGTGAAACCAAATAGCTTAGCCACATCAGACGTCGTATTCGCTATCATACGGGTGGCAGTCGCAAATCTGCCGAATGTGGGCTCAAATGCCGTAGCAACCTTGGCCAAGGCGGTTGCTGGACCTGAAATGGGACCAGAACCATATTCATCCTTAGACTGCATGGCCAATGAAAGGGTGGAACCTGACAACTTGACGTCCTCTGCCCATGCGTATACTTGGATGGACACTCCAGTGCCCAACGTGCCATTCGCACTAGCCAATTCTGTGAAGGCACGCACATTCAACTGTCCCATGTCAATAAAATCCTGTGCTACACGCACGGACAACCAATTCTTGGGCCAAAGGAAGGGCAAAGTGAGTTCTCCGGCTTGATTATCTTGAGGATTGATCCAGACATGTGGTCTTTGTGACAGCTGAATCCTATTCACCGACGTGACAGACGACTCCGTCGTGGGAGTGAAAGCGGGCAGTGGTAGATACGAACAGAGGGCGAAACCGTGGTAGAAGGGCGAAGCATTAACCATAATCTTAATCTTCAAGTTGGCCCTGAGAAAGGCAAAATTGTCCAATTTCCGTTTAATGCGAGCATCTCCAAAGAAAGCTTGCCACGGATAAATGGTAAATTTGCTGGCACTCGGACTGTCTGTCTCCAACCAAGTTACTGCAGCAATGCGAACTGGGCGCGACAGGAAATTTGCCAAGTTGGCCTCATCTACCATATCATCGCCAACAAAAGCAGTATCAGTGGCTGCCTGTCCAGCCTGTGCTCCTGATTCTGCGTCCATGAACGCTACTGTCTCAACACTATTCTCAACAACTACATCTTCACTTTGTTGTGACATATTTCCTCTCACATCATCTCTAACAACACTCATATATTTTGACAAAAAATCTACGTCACTTTCTAGACGGTGTAACAGGGTTTGGAGAGCTTCAACGCGGCTCTCCATCGCTTTAATTTTATTTTCGGTATTTCCGAGTTGGTATTTAACCAGGTAATTTTAAACTCATTATTAAACCTGGAAACATTTATTCGACAACTAGCCAGTGTCTTCCGTGAAAACGGACTTTGGGGATCGCCCTGGCGAGTTTGTGCTAGACTCCACTCTTACGCTAATTCCAAATGTAAAACAAATAAACATACAGTAACTAGACTAACACGCTACATTTTGGTTTTCGGACTATATAGCTTTAGCCCGTGACCAGCCTAGGCTGATCGACGCCAGAACCCATCCCTGTACTCCTGCCAGGTCGGGTATCTGTCCATGTGTGTGTGCGGCCACAAATCGCACTCATCCATGATTTCTCGGATCATCTTATCCTTTTGGTGGAAGATCTCCCAACCGTAGTTGAAATACTCCATGTGGGCGCTCTTCAGTACTTCGCACGCTTGGGCCTCCGCGGAAATAGTTTTCGAAGCGACCACTCTGGTCAGGCTCTTACCGATGGATGTTTCCTCTAGTGGCGCCAAGTAAGCACCCACGTCCTCATCCCAGCGCCATGTGCGCTTCAAGAACGAGACTTCGCCAATCGTGATGTATGGGACACTCACAGCTTCCTTGTCTGCCATTGTGTATCTCACCCCAACGTGGGCGAGCAACTTCTGCACAGTCGTGTGGTTAAACCAAGGCGCCGAAACGTGCACTCCCATAGCGTTGTCATCACCATACGTGATCAATGCCACGCGGCGCTTGAAACTTCTGACCTCTTGCTCTGGATTCAGCTCGTGATAGCTATAGCGCATGTACAGCGAGTTGGCCAGACCATTGATAATGACGGTCAGTGGGTGTCCTGAGGGGTTAGACCCAAAGAACTCCACCAAATCACCGTTGAAGTCAACGAGAGGGAAAGCCGTATCTTCAGCAACCCCCTGCACTACCAAGAGCGACACGAGGTCGTATCCAGCCTTCTCACACATCCAACGGAGAATGTCGAACGCGGCGAGGATGAGAGCAGGTGGCATGGTCTTGTCGAACTTGCCATAGTCGCCCGCAATAAGGCGATCCGGGCCATACTTGCAGATGTGCTCCCTGATCTCCTGCCATTCGGTTGACAAGGGGTTGGTACCAGGCCCACACTCAAACACGAATTTGTTGCGCTGCATCACACGAATCAGCGTCAGGAAATATTTGCGCGTGATGTGCGCTGCGTCGCCCGGAGCTCCAGTGAAAATGCGATTCTGCATCGCCTTCACCTTCTTCTCCTTCATAGCTTCATCCTTCTCGTGACCGCAGTACACAGGCATTACTCTGCGTCCCTCCATATACGTGTTCAGCATGTGATCGATGCGCTGTTGGATCTCGGCGTTGTACATCTGTGGATCTGAAACGTCATTCTCACTCTCAACTGGTTCGAGAAAGTGGCGTTTCGACTTCTTGAAGGGATTTCCCATGCTCGTGTTCCGGTTGATCTTGTCGATGAATTTCACACCGGGAGCACCATTCATCGTGGTGAAATCATCCAGCACGTGGATCTCGTTCCACTCACTACTGGGTAGTTCTCTTTCAATATCTTCTTTGAAAGCTCCCACACACTTTGCCAGGACATCGGTCTTCATGCGCTCAACGGGATTCACCATATCGAGCGCTGCTAAGCGCCATGGTTCCCACGATCCCAGCTTGGGGGCCATGAAGTCTTCGGTGTAACCACGCTTGACAACAGCGTCTCGGATCACAGTTGGCACTACCGAACTTCGTCCGTGAGGCCGGAAACCAGTAAATGAACCGTACACATTGCACTTCCCCGTAGGAATGAAAGACATAACCGACTTGTGGTGCAGGTTTGTCAATTCCCTGTCATAACCTTGGGCACTCAACATGGGTGCTCCAGCTTCGACATGGGGCTCAGTGAAGGCATCCAATCCCTTCTGCGCCAGTTCAACTGTGAACTTTGCAGCCGCAATACGCGGACCTCCACCTGCCACGTGGAGTCCGCAAATCATTGGACCACGACCCGTGAAAGCGATTAGTGGCATTCCACATTGGCCTACCACTGTGTGTGGTGATGCGTTTCCATTCCACACAGCATCCACTTCCATAGATTCACAGACGAAATGTCCACCTGCCGAAATGTTCACCACGCGCACACTCTCCACACACCCTTCCGGTGAGCGAAGTACATACCGTCCTGCAGCCACAAAGTTCGCACTATCCTTTGCGATAAGTGGCAACAAGTTCTTCTTAGGTGGCAAACATCGCAATCGAAAAAATGCAACCTCCTTGTTCTCCATAGTTACAACATCAGTGTCACACATCTCAGTGCTGACTTCCTGCAGACCCACACTTCCTGCACTACCGTGCACCACTCGCATGGTGTAACGGCCCTTAGGCAGAGTGTGTGCAGCTGTTGCGTATATGTGCCCACGGATGCAGAGGGCTTTTCCCTTCCGAAGTACAGTTTGACCATTGGCATCTATACGTGTTGTCGTGAAGTGCACGACATTCGGCGCAACATATGCCTCAATCTCCTCAGGTGAGCGTGAATCGCACTCCATCTGACGCGTAACATCAAATGTTGTCAACTCGAAGTCGTTCTTGTGCCAC